TCAACAGACTCATCGCGGAAGCAATCTTCAATAAAAATGCTTGCGCTACCCATGACACCAGGATGGTCGACAGTTGTTCGCGCAGCGACAATTGGGGCACAAATCTTGGATGGCTTAGCGGCGTGACCGTGTTTATGGACAGCGACAGATGCCGCATATGGCAGTGTGGGACACTCAATCACTTCAATATCCAACAGGACAAATGTGAGTTTTTGGGGCTCACTGCTAGTACTGGCTAAAATGGTGTTCACAAGCGACGGACGTGTTATCAAAGTGACGTAATTCCCACCGTCAGATGGGTTATTGACCACGAATGAGTCATCAACAGTGAATTCAATAACTTGGTGGAATTTGAACGTGGGCGTGTCAAAGCCATCAGGAACACCAATTCCAGCCTTATCTTCAGGCGAAGCAAACGCCGAAAGATACGGACTGCTGATTTTTCTGTGGGCATGAGCCCCTGCTGGTTTTCGTCCAGCAGTTCGTTTGGCAGGTGCACGTTTAACACCAGGCCGCGATGCGACGTTATTTTGGCCGCGTGGATTAGATTTATTTTGTTTTGTAGGATTAGGAATCATTAAAATTTTGGAACTGACTGTGATCATTAGGCAGAACCTAGGCAAGGCTTGCGCACATCTCTCGATGTCAATGGGTGCGCAACCTACGGATGCATGGTCGTACCATGCCGGAGAACTCAACGACCTATACATAAGGTGGTAGTCCTGCAAGCGCAGGGACCACATTTTTCGACTTTTGGTTAACATAAACAACGGGGCGAAAACCGTAATGGCGATAGTTGTCATAAAACTGAACAGCACAGGCTGGGTAAAATGGCAACAAAATATGATCTGGAAAAACGCCATCAGTGTTATGGGCAAAATACCACTCCAGATCAAGTTGTGTTTGGCAGGGCAATCCGTGTAGGCGCTCCATCAAGATGCGCCCGCTGGCAGTAGCCATCCGAACTTGGGGAACAAGAGCGCTAAGAGGCATCTCCTGTTCGGTGAGCTCAACAGTGAGCTTATAGCGAAGACGGTCCAACAAGCATCGGCGGACAACCGACCACTTGGAATTTTTAGTGAACTGGAGCAGCCACAACGCGAATTGTGGGATGACAGGACTGCCACTATATAAATGCAACATGGACAGAGCATAAGCTTTAACCAACGCTTTCTTGACGCGTTGGGACGCACCGTAATAACGGGCATCTGCGATACCGCCATTCAAC